CTTCAGTAGGTACACACGACTACTTGAATGGATCTGAAGTTGTTACTGTCAAAGGTGCTTTCATTGCTGACGGCATACCGGGTGCAGGTGGCGATTGTGGCAGAGTTTTCTTTGAAAAGGGAGACACTGAAATAAACGTCGTCGGTATTCATGTGGCAGGCCAGCGTGGTAGGTCCATAGTGGTGCATATAACAAAAAACATGGTCTCTGACGTGTTGACGTATTTTCAAAAGACGTTACACGGGAGTGACAAGGTTTATTTGTTCCCTTTGCAGGAGGTGGACAAGGCTCATGGAGGTATGGTTAAGTGTAAGATCGGTTCCTACAACGGATGGCCCGTAGTTGGAGAAATCGGTAAGACGCATTACACACCTTCAAAATCTAGTTTTACGCAATCCATATTTGTTGATCCGCATTATGGAGAGCCATTATTGGATGTTGATACGTATCCAGCTCTTCTTGCTCCTAAAGGAGGAGTTGATCCGTTAAAACGTTATTCGGAAAATTTTGTTGGGAAAGAGTCTAAGGATTATTTCCCCCACATGAAGGATCCGAAAATGTGGGCTGGGGTTTTTCCAAAGTCTTCTTATGGTAAGAAGTACCAAAAACTCACCTTTGAAGATGTTGTTTATAACCCTCGCAATTTTGGTCTGGAGCCTATTGATAAGACTACGTCACCTGGTGGTCGTTGGTCTTTGATTGGGGTTAATAGATCTCAGTTGTTAGATGTTGAAAGTCCCTGGCATCAGAAATTGCGTCAAGAAGTTTCTGACATAGAAACCTGTTTGGATAATGGTGAGATTCCTTGTGAGTTCCATATTTTGCATCCTAAAGACGAGCCCAAAAATTTGCAGAAAGTAATTTTGGGAGATACTAGATTTTTCCTGATAGGCTCTTTGCAGATGCAGATCGTTTTTCGTATGTACTTTGGATGGTTCCTTTCTCAACAGCAGAAATGGCGGAGAGAAGTTGATATTCAAGTAGGTATCAATCCTTATTCCGAGGATTGGGATTTGTTTGCGCGTCTTTTTGAAGGCAAAGCGTGTTCTGATGCTGATATTAAGAAATGGGATGTGAATTTTCCGAGAAGAATAGCGGTGTACATGCCGTATGTTGCTTCTTTAATTTGGGACAATATTCCGTTTCTTAAAATGCAGATGCTTTTGGTTTCTGTCTTACACTGTCGAGTTCTCATTGGGAAGTTTATATGCATATTGTTATTACTTCCTTCTGGGTTTCTTTTGACTGCGTGGATGAACTCTTTGGTAAATTCAGTGGCACATCGCTGTATTGGTAAAGAGTTGGCTATCACATTGACAGTAGGCGTTTTTGGAGACGATTCGGTCGTGGGATGGTCCGAGATTGGTTTGGATGGTATTGATGTTTTGGCTCTGATCGTGGAGCTAAGACAGAAATGGTATGGATGGATTTCAACTTCAGCTGATAAAACAGGGAGCCCGACTAAAAAGGGAATTCTGCAATGTCAGTTTTTGAAGAGGGGATTTGTCAAGGACTCAAATTCTCTTCGTTATGTCGCGCCCTTGGATGAGGCTTCCATTAGGAAGATGCTCACTTGGATAAAGGCGAAGACGGAAGGAGAAGTTGTTCAAAAGTCGGTTCAAAATGTTTCTGTTGCTTTGATGGAGGCTTCCTTGCACACTGAGGAATACTTCAATAAATTAACAGGAATTATTGTTCCAAGATGGAAGGAAATTGCACCAAAAACTTTTCTTCCATATGATTATTCTACTTCACGATACGATACTTTACACTTAGAGTGTCGTTTGTTGTCGCAGTAATCATTTTCGGGGTCGGGGGGACCATAAAACACCCCAAATCTCTGTTGTCTAGCAAACAGCAGATGTGACTAGATCTTCGCTAAAGGTTTTTCCGCCTTTCTCGTTGCTGTCACTGGCAAAATGGATACTTCGGTGGCACCCCTCTAGATCCGGAGGGGTCCCAGTACCGGACAGGATTGCCGATTCTACTACAGTATCAAACACCTCAGCTGTGACTGATAAAACAACCACACCCACCCAAGGAGTAATGATTACTTCCACCGAAATTCCTGTAACATTGGGACAGGCAGTAGTGCCAACGACTACTGACATTTCATCTTTGACTACCCAGGCTACACAAGCGGTAGTTTCTGAAGCGAGATATGTGCCGTCTCAGGAGGCATTATCTCGTATTCAGTCACCTTATCCACCTCAGACACCTTCAATGATGCTTCAGCGTCAGTACAAGGTTTATGATTTTGATTTTGTTCCAGCATCCACTGCATTTAGTGTAGCCTTTCCAGGAGCATTGTTTTCACAGCCTGTTATACAGGCAGCAATGTTGTCTTTTAAATTTTGGAGAGGAGACATAAAAGTGCATATAAAGATGCAATCAGTTCCCCAGCAACGGGGCGCAGTGTTAGCAAGTTGGAAACCTTGCACTGCGACAGGTACATCTTCCAAGATAGTGGCGTCAGGCAACCACGCCACCATCCTCAACATATCCACATCTGATACTGCAACGTTTGTTATACCATACCTTTCACCCAAGGCGTGGTTAACTTACCCGCAGTATACCAATTCAGATCACTCGACTTTGTTTATCAACACGTTAGTTCCATTGTCCGCTCCTACGGGCATATCTAACGTAGTTAAGATGACGGTCTATGCCTCCATTGAGAACCCGGAGGTAGCAGGCTTTGTTCATACAGACACGGCTCAGTCGAGTGGGTTGCAACCCATTCAGAAGATAATTTCTACTGTGAATCCATTGATCAATTCCATAATGGACATTACAGCAGCAGTACAGCCAGCTCTTGGCTTATTGAATCTTCTGGATAAACCCGAGGTCAGTATAGAACCTCATTATACTGTCTCCGGGGGAATGAGAGCGACAGATTGGTTGACGGATGCTCACGTTGCGTCAATCCCTATGTCACTTAAAGAGAAACCTTATCTCACTAATACCGTTAACCTCTTTCCCTTGGGAAAATCATCTGATTCGTTTGCGACCCTTGCAGCGAATCCGATGTTGTGTTTTCAGAAAGAGATAGTAGCGGCTGCGGATAGGATAGAGTATCCCGTCAACCCGTGTGTACCAGCATGGGATGGCGCTGCATGGGGACCTGATTACCTTTTCCACTTT